ATCTGCGACCAAAGGCTGAAAGACTTGGCTGATGGCTGCGCTGACTGGTGACGCTGTGCACGGTCAGCGGCTGCGACCTGGTCACGGTGCTCGTGGTAATAGTCCCGATCCTGAATGCCCATGATCAACACCTCCTTGAGAGGATGACGATACACGCCGGAACCGGCCAGTGGCAAGAGTAAAGGTTGCCCCCACGCTGCGCGCGGGTCCCGTGTTTAGCAGAGAAGGAATGGAGAAAATTAATCGGTATTGAAAAACCGAAATTCACATAAAAATAAAATGATCAAAAACCGATTATATAAAAACTTGGTTTTTTATATCGTATCATATCATATCATATCATCACAAAAATTTCGTATCGTATCATATCGCATTAAATAAAGAAATTACGTAAAAAAATTACGTAAAAAATTAATCAATCAACAGTCGCAACCCGATCAAAATTCACGTAAATGGGTGCAGGCGGCGCAATGGGAGCGGGTATGGAAGCAGGAAGGTCAATAGGAGGCGGGATCTTGACCAAAGCCTGACACATACCAGCGCTGTCATCCAGCTTGGCACCGACAGAATCGAAGCACTCGCAGCGACTGGCGACCAGGATGCAGCCGGCAATGACAGGAGCAGCAACCGGGACGGGCTCAGAAACAGGCTCAGGAGGCAAGGAAGCAGGCAAGGAAGCAGGCAAGGCTGCACTAGCACTTGAAGCCGCTAGAGGCTGCTTGTGGGCGATCCTGACCACATTCTCAGACTCACCAGACGAGCGCGCAGAAATTCTGGAATAAGCAGTAGGGCCAAGATAAGAAATAGACCCAAAAGCCAGCAGGATCAGCCAGACCACCGAAGGAATGCGGCGTGGAGATTTGGTATGCAGCTCAGCTGATTTGTACAACTCAAAAACCGATTTATCGTAGCGCCAGGGCGATTTGGCAATTGACTTGGAATACATCAGCGACCGGCTGCAATGGTCCCATTCGTAGACAATGGTAAGCCCCATGTTGCCCATGCGACGAACATGCAAATGACGACCGCAAAGACCGTGAATGTGACGATCGACGTTCATCGGGGATTGCGTGATCAAGACGAAATCGACACCCATGTGACGATGGGTATCAAGCGCCTGGATGTCATCAGGCACCTTCGAGCCGTTCGCCCTGGGAGGCCAAGCCTTTTGAAATTCGTCAAAAACTATGACACTACCAGGCTTGGCCCACTTGTGCCAATCACGAAGTCCTTGATTGTCACCACCGTCGATCAGCTCATGATCAAACAACGCGCCGCTGATGTTGGTGTAAATAGTCCGGGTCACCTGGACCTCGTTACCATCCGCATCACGCCCGCTGACCTGGGAGCCAATCAAAGGCTTGATCAGCTTGGATATGGCGTACAGCGTTTTCCCCGCTCCTGGTGTACCTGTGATGATCGTGATCATTGCGGATTCACCCCAAGAATTTTAGTGCCCTGCTGAACCTTCCAAAGAATCAGCTTAGTAGTCATGGCACCAAAAATGATCCCTAAGCCCGTACCGCCACCAGCCAAGAGGAAAAGATTAAGCATGTCGGCAGGAAGCGCGGCAAAGTCAGCCGATAGCTGGGCCTTCAACTGGGTAAAGATAGCATCGAGTCCGACAATAGAAACAACGGAAAACCCAAGCGCCACGAGAATACGTGACATCAGAGGCTGAACCAGTGACAAAATCCAAACGCCTATATTCATGATGCCACCTCACGACCACCAGGAACAAGAATCAATAGAGCGATAAAAGAAGAAATAAGAATGACAAGAGGCTTTAAATAAGTAACGATATTGGAACAATGACTAGCCCAGTCAATAGCCTTAACCTGTTGACCGCCTGCATTAACATAAACATCGGCAGGACATGCACCGCCATTAAGAAAAGATTCGGCCTCGTAAGTCAAATTAACTGAATTACGCGGAATTTCACCATCTGGAGTATCGAAATTAATGTCTTTACAGCTAATGGAATCTGGATTTTTGGAGCAAAAATCCTCTAATGCTTCCATAGGCTGTTCTTTTGTTTCAGTTGTAATCTCATTAGTTGTTAAATTAATTATGGTGGTAACGATAGTTTGGTGAGTTATCGTAACCGTATTATTATTGTAGGTGTAATGATTAGTGGTGGTTACAGTCTTTTCGTAATTAGTTGTATTAGGTGATGTGGAATTGTTCGTCGTAGAATTAGTAATGGAATAGGTTGTCGTGACAGGATCACCAGCAGGACCAGTAGCAGGCCCAATAATTATTTGCGGATCATAGACTTCGACTGGTACATTATTTTGATAGAGTTCTTGAAAAATTTGAGAACTCATTTGAGGATTGCTATTCAAAATAGGCGTGATTTTCGCTATTGCATTTTCCTGGGTTGTCGGCTCCCAAGTTTTACGCTCTGTTGTTCGTTCAGATTGATAAATACCAAATGGGCCGACAAGCTCGGTAGAAGTTGATCCGCGATTCTGAAGCTCGAACATTACGTTATGACAACCAATTCCACAAGTATTTTCTACGATATGTGAAAATCGAACATATGTATTTCCCCAGGGGTCCTTGGTGCCTGGTGGTAAACAGGTTTCAACTACAGTTTTTAAATCAGGTCCTTGAGCACTACGACCATAATAAGAACATTTGTAATAAGGTCCGGGCTCATTCTTAATGACGCATTCTTCCCACATGCCACCGGTATTTGTCATTTGACCACCTGCAATACGAGTGCAAGCCTGGTCGGCTAGTTCTCCGAGCATTTGCTGCAAAAGCATGGAGCTTATGAAGGTCCAAGGATTGACCAAAGCACGCGCTAGAGAACCAGGTGAAGCGATCACCCTTGCATTGACATCAAGGGAACGACCAGGGGGAAAAGGAAGACGCTCGGTTTTCTGCAATGCAGCTCCTGGTGATTGAGGGACAGGAAGCCAACCGAGGTTTTGCGAAACGATGGTGTTAGGCCGACCATCAGAATATGGATTGATACTGTATGAACCAGTAGGCCCGAAATGGGTGAAATTAGAGTATTGACCCTTTTTAAATTGTGCAGCACTTGCAATAGAGCAAATGCAAAGCATTAAGATTAAAAATAGCTTTTTCATTTAAAAGCCACATAGAGTAAAAGCCACAATCCAGCGGCGACAAACAATTCGAGAGGAACGACAGGAGTCATTTTTCTATATCTCCCGTAAAAAGTTTTAATAACTGTTTGGAGCCCCAAATAACAACCAGGGCGGCGAGAAATAAAAGGAAAACGTCCGAAATCTCGCTCAACCTGGCGGGACTTGGGGCGGGTACCTCGAATTCGGATTTTGTGACCAGCACATAATCCGAAGAAGCGCAAGAGGGCTTTTCAATAATGGCCGGGAGTTGACGAGTCGAAACCACCGCACCGGAAGCAGAGCCGCCAATGGTGGAGCCAACAGGCAACGATTCAACACACAACATCCCGGCCACCCTCGATCAGAGCCAGCCCAGCTTCTGGCCCAGCTTGCGCAGGCCCCAGACGGTGGCCATGGCCGCGATGATGGCACCCACGGCCGCCAAGAGGTCAGTCTGGGCGCTGGTGATGGCGGCGGTGACTTCGGTAGGCAGAGCGGCATGTGCCGCCTGCATGAACGCGGCCAGGGAAACGGCACCACCGGCGAGAACGCGGGCCGCCAGGCGGCGAATGAAGAGCTTCGGCATTTGAGAACTCCCTATAAAGAACGGTGACGGATCGCACCCAATAGACCGCCAGAGCGGCCTATCAGTTGGAATCAGCCGATCACTTGACGGCAGCAGCCGGCACGACCGAGACAACCTCGTTTTGGGCGGTGCCATAGCGCATCACTTGGGTGACCTCGATGTCCGCGATGAATGGCGGCTGGAGGTGTTCGATCTTCGAGAGGATCGACACTTCGACCGGGTAGGTATGACCACAATAGCCCTTGGCACGATCAGAGCCGGCGAGGGGAATCATGGTGTGAAGCTTGCCGATCGAATAGGGCTTGCCGGTCTTTTTGGACACGCCCTCGGTGGCTTCAAAGCCGCAGACTTGCATTTTCATGGTTGACTCCTTGACTGGTGGCGCTTTGAGGAATGAAACCGCCCAGCGACGCCTTCACCAGTCGCGCGGGAACACCTGGGCGGGAAAGTTGCGCAAGCACTTCATCGGCGGAGAGCTGCGCGCGGAGAACGTGAATAAGGGTGCCGTAGCTGATGCGGGCGCTCTCTGTGAGCTTTTCAAGAGAAATGGTCCCTTCGGCTTGGTGCGTGGCGATGCGCTCGCCTGCGGCGTCTAAGAGCTGCTGGAGGCACTTGTAAGCGCCGACGAAGTACACGTCGCAGCGAGTGAGGATGTCGAAGGGGAGGTCGCGGTCAATGTTACGGATCTCGACCTCGAAGCGGGTCCACTGGCTCGATGGGTCGCCCAACTGGCGGCCCTTCTCGTAGGCGCGCAGCATCTTGCCGTTCTCGCGCCGGCCGACCTCGAGGGTCCGGCCATAGGTGGGCTGATCGCTCAACCAGTCGCCGGGACAGGAGTGCCGCGGCATCCGGCCGCCTGCGTTGAACAAGCCCGCCTTGTACCACTCAGCGGCCTGATCCACGGTGAACTCCCCAGCAAGACAGTCAACGGCCAAATCGACGCGAGTCAAGCGGCAGTCGAACAGAGTCCCCAGCCAGGCCTGGACAGGGTGCCATGAGGTGATCCGAGCAGCAGCCGAGCCGGAAACGTCGATCCGGGCACGATCGCGGTGATGGTTGCCGCCCCAGTCCACGCGGGCAACGTGGTGTTCTTTGCCGTCGTCGAGCTTGACGAAGAAGCGGACGCCGTGGGCGTAGCCGAACATGCCGGGACAGTCCACACCCTGGACGCCGCAGCCCATCCACTGGCAGAGCTGATCCTGGATCATGGCCGGAAGGTGTTCATCAGGTTCTGGTTTCCAAGTGGCCGTCATCCAGTCAACTTTTGCCCCGCCCTCGACCTTGGCCGCCTCGCGGGGACTTTCCCCCCCTGTTAGAGCAGGGGGGAAAGGCTGCGCCCGCCGCAGCGTGCCGGCGCGAGCTTGGCCCGCTGCGCCGCGCGCAGGTTTGTCCAGTTCGAGGAAGGTGGGAGGCGTGACGCGAGCGGCCATGATCGACTCAGGCGGTGGCAGTGGAATGGGCCTCGACGATCACGCGAGCCATGAAAGCGCGCATGAGAGCGGGACCGCGACCCTCGCCGATGGACTGAAGACGTAGGAGCCACTGGCGGCGACTGCGGACAAGCTGCAACTGGTGATAGCTAAGCTTGTCGGACTTGGTGGCGTAGAGCAGATGGCGGGCACGGATGCGGATGTACTGGTACAACCGCTTGTCAGCATCCAGGCCGGAGTAACGCGCGAACAGCTCGCGGGTATAAGCAATGATGGCCGGGTCCTTGTCCTGGTCATGCTCAAAAGTCATGAATCGGCCAGATGGCGCGTTTTGATCTTGACAAGTGGCGTTCTGCATGACTAGCTCCGGTGGTACAGTTCGGGTGTACAAAGATCGTTTACTGATTTCGTAAACGTCAGGCGGAATCTAGCAGGTTTTTACAAAATCCGTAAAAGGAAAAAAACTATGAACTTACTGAACTTGATAGAAGAAGCCAGCAGAGCAAAGGGCAGCGCCCTGGAACTGGCCCGGTGCATGAGAAAAGCGCCTGCAAGGATCAGCGAATGGAAGAAGGGACGAGCGAAGCCAGACGCGGGAGAAGTGGCTTACATGGCAAAAGCCGCCGGCCTGCCTGTACTGATCACGGTCGCCATGATCGAGGCCGAGCTGCACCCCGAGACGCGCGACCTGTGGGAGACAGCACTGGGGGAAATTGAGGCCCGACCGGTGGAGCGCGTGGCACCGATCAGGTATAGGGCCATTACAGATAATCTCGCAAAATTGGTAAGTTTCTGGTTTTCAGCTTCGCCGCGCCTGGGTTGCGCCTGAGCCAAGTCTCTCGGTAGACGGTCGAGACCGAGCAGCCGAATATCTCGGCCAGCATCTTGACAGGGAACAGCCCGGTATCCCGCAGTCTCACCAGTTCGTCGCCATCCTCCTTAGACACCACGCGCGGCGTACCTCCCCACCTCACCCCACGACGATAGGCCGCAGCCTGACCATGCAATGCGCGCTCTCGGATCAATGATCGCTCGAACTCAGCCACCGCCCCGAGCACCTGGAGCATGAGCTTGCCGGCAGGCGTGGCCGTGTCGATGGGCTCGGACAGCGAGCGGATACCAGCGCCGCGCCGCTCCAGTTGCTCCAGGACCTCGAGCAAATGGCGCAGCGATCGCGCAATGCGGTCGAGCTTCCAGACCACAAGCACGTCGCCCGGCTGGAGCGCCTGGAGCGCGGCTTGGAGCTGCGGACGGTGTTTGATGGCGGACAGCTGCTCCTGGTAGACCTTGCGGACACCGTGACGCTTGAGCGCGTCGAGCTGAAGGCGCGTTTCCTGGTGGACCGATGAAACCCTAGCGTAGCCAATGAGCACGAGCGACAACGACCATAAAAAGAACACCGAGCACGGCAAAGCAGATCAAAAAAAACAGGCCGATCTGCGACCAAAGGCTGAAAGACTTGGCTGATGGCTGCGCTGACTGGTGACGCTGTGCACGGTCAGCGGCTGCGACCTGGTCACGGTGCTCGTGGTAATAGTCCCGATCCTGAATGCCCATGATCA